CACGGGCCTGTAAGGTAATAAACACCACCGGTGCTCCCTCATCCCCTGCGTCAACCACAAATCGGTCGCCACCGTACTTAATCGTACGAACCAAGTCGCCTTCTTTACACCAAGGACCTTCAATCCAGGGGGTTAAGTCGTCTAGGTTTCGGTATGCCAAAGGTCCAACCTGGACAACCTTAGCTACAGTCTCATTAAATTTAATCGTTTGTGTGGTCTCATCTACAAAAATGATCCCGCCTTTACTTGCTGTTTTAGGGCGTCTTAGTTGAACTAAAACTCTATCTCCAGCTACTTCAGTTCCATGCTCTACAACCGGGAAACATTCTTCTTCGGATCTAGTATCTGGTTCTTCTTTTGCTCTAACATCAAATGCTGCCATTCGGCTGCCTCCTATAACCTTTACAGGTCGTCTTCGTCTTCCGTCAAAATCTCGTTAATAATGTTCAGTATCTCTGAAAAACCTTCATGTCTTCCAACTAGGCGTTGGTAATCCTCAAAGGAGTTTACATTATTTCCAGCGGTGACGGCTTCCGCTATTTTCTTTTGTTCGTCTCTCGTACGAGAGATAATTTCTGATAAAAAGTCTTTCATATACATATTAATGCAAATAGAGCAGTATTCCGCCCTAAAAACTGTTATTTTTTGAACAATTTTCTTTTTTAGTTAAGATTTGTAAATTCCAAGGAACATGCAACCCCGAAACTGTTTTTCCTTTTAATGGCACAATATGATCCACTTCGTACTTATCATTTAATTGCTTTTCCATTTCTTTTGCAAGTAAATAAAAGCCTTCGATTTGCAAATGATGTTTGTTTGTTAACCAATCTGGTGTTGCTTGCAATTTTGTTGCCCTGTGTTTTGCAAAATATGTGTTTACTTTGCTGGGGTTGGCTATTTGCCATTCTCTTGTTGTTTTTCGTGCTTTTTCTCTATTTCTTTCCCTACATTTTGCCATTCCAACATTTTGCTGGGAAAAAGCTGCAGGACTATACCACGATTCGGTTAAATATTCATCCTTTAGCGGACGATCGTATCGGTAATGATGAAACATAAATCCATCTTCTCGCAGATCGCCGCGTTTAAAAAATTTACCTGTTTGTGGATTAAGTCTTTTCACAGAATTTTTTCAGTAGAAATTGCCTGTCTTAACTTCTTTTAAGTTTTTGTCTGGTCCAACTTTGCTGGAACGAACTTTGTTTTGATTAAGTACTGCGTTGTTAGCACGTTTAGAACCTGAGGTTCCTGTGTCTACTTTAGCTGCTGGACCGCCGCCAGAACTTTGAGTTCCAGTCATTTTGTATGTTTTACGGAAGCCTAATTCGCCGCCGTCTTGTGGGTTTTTTGCCATTATTGTGCTCCTGGTGTGGTAGTTGGTTGTGGTGCTGATGCTTGTTGTTCTAATGCCTGTTGATGCTGTTGATCATTTTGTTGCAGTTGTTGACCGTGTTGTTGCGCAGCCAATGCAGCTTTTTGCTGTGCATCAGCCTGTTGTTTAACTTGATTTGCCTGTACCTCAAATGCTTGCTGTTGTACTGTTAAGCCGTGCTGACGTATATCTTGATCTGATGCAGCGATAGCCTGCATAGCGGATTGATTCTGCTCATGGTCTAATTGGGCCTGCTGTTGATCCATTTGTGAACCCGCAGAGATCATAGCAATACGCTCCTTTGCAGCATTATTGATATTTGCCATTGCAATGTCTGTGGCATTGCGTTGGTTATCAATGTTTGTCTGTGTGGAGTACTTAGCCTGCAACTCTTGAACCTGCTGTTGAAGTCTTGCAACCTCAAGCTGGTAGTTCTGTTGGTCCTGTTGCGTCTCCATCTGCATCTTAGCTTGGGACTCTTGTGTTTTACGCTGAGTCTCAGCCATCTGAGTCTTGAGAATAACTTGAGCTGTTGGGTCTGCATTAGCAGCTTGTTGCTGTTGAGCCTGTTGAGCCTGTTGAACTTTTTGGGCCAGTGCAGCAATTTGCTGAACATATTGGGCCATGTTTTCTTTGGAGTCTTGGTCTACCATTTGGGACGCAAGTGCTAGAGCTTGTTGCGCCTCAATGTCTAATGCGTTCTCTTGATGAAGATTAAGGACATCCTTACCACCAGATGCCTGAGCAACATAGGATCGCATAGACTGGAGGTAATGTAATGTTAAGTGTTGTTTAATATGGTCTAGTGCATGCGGGGCAAATACCGGGCCAATTACTGGGTTTCCTCCGTATGCTGGATTATTAGCGTACTCTAAGTGGACCTTAATGTGGGAGATGTGGTCCTGGTCTGGATACGCTGCAGCTGGTCGTCCCATTGTCATGGAGACATTTTCTAATGCTGGGTTAGACTCAGAGGCACCCAATGGGTTTGGTAGTACTTCCTCTATTGAAGGAATTTTTAATTGATGTAGTACACGACGGTATACAGCACGGATGTCAAACATCCCTGGAGGCGCGGAAGAGGCCATCTGTAGCAGTGCCTGGTTCTGTGCAACACGTTGTGATTCTGAAAATATGTTAGGGTCTGATACTGGGCGCACATCCGAGTTGTACGCAAAGTCACGTACCTTAATCTCTGTCCCGGACTGGTTGTCCATCTCATCTAGGTACCAGTGATTGATACGTGAGATGATTGCAAGAGATTTAGCCTGTGAGCGATGCAACCTAGCATGAATAGAGGAGAATACCTTGGCACCTTGCTCAATAAGCGCCTGGGTTGTGCCAACGGGCATGTTGTTGTTTGCTTCGCCAATTTTTTCTTCGGCGGTGGTTACCACACCCTTAGCTGCGTCTGTTAAGAAACCTAATAAGTTAAACAGTACAGAAGATGGTTGATTAAACGGCATTGGCATTGCAATTTTGCGGACATCATCAACACCTGGTGCACCTTCAATCTCTACAACTTGCGTTGGCTCGATTCTATCAGACTGTCCACCAATTCTTCCACCTTTGAGCTTAAGTAGCGTCTGGCTGTTGTTGATGTGCGCAGCGTCAAGTAAAGCACGCAGAGCGCCGGTAAGAGCAGCAGATAGCCCACCAATAAGCTGAGGCAGTCCAATGGCGTAAGCTCCACGCCAAGGAATAAATTTAAACTCGACAAACCAGTCCAGTTTTTCCAGTTTTTCATCGTTACATTCCCAGTTGCGGTAGAGTGCTAATACTTTGGATGTTGTCTCATCAATAGTTAGGATGTACGGGGCGCGTCGGCCTTCTGTTTCTGTATCGTCATCTAAACGCATGAAACAGGTTACTTCATAAATACGGCGTAGACCATCAATGTTTTTAGATGGCTCTTCTTTGCCCTCGATCTTATTGTTAGCCTCTTGTGAGCGAGTCTGTTCTGTTAACGGGGCATCTGATGTATAGTCTGAGTCAATATCAATGTAGATACCTGCCTCAATACGTTGTAAGAATGTATCCTCTGTAATGTCTTGTACTTCAGTTACACGTTGCGCTGTGTAAAAGTTTGTAGATGAATACGGAAGGAGTATATTGTCAATTGGGACCCACTCACATGTTGGTCTTGCTTGCTCGGCGTCATAGCGCCATTTAAGGAACTGAGAACCGCCTAGTGGGAGTTGGGTCAGCAACTGCTCCATTTCGTCGCGGAACTCAGGTATTTGTTCTGTAAGCTGCCAGTTCATAAATTCTACTTTACGATTAGCAACCTCTTCTTTTGTTCTGTCGGCTGAGCCCTTGATGTTTGATTTAACAATTCCATCGGGTGGTAATAATTCTTTTGATGATGATGCACCAAAATCAACGCAGCTCTCTGCCATGACCGGGTGCACAACCTTAGAGGCACCATCAAATGTGGCGCCACCAGGTGCGTCTTTACCAAGGCCTGTACGACGAAGACCTTCTTCGTATTGTTTATCTCGTTGCTTACGTGACTCCCGGTCAACGTCAATGTAGTCTAAGTATTCATTTGCCAGTTCGTTTAAATCGTCTTGGTCAAATACATCGGCTAAGTTTGCATAAAACTCTGGGGATTCTTTTGGGCTAGATTTTGGTGCAAAGTTTACAATAACCGAGCCATCATCATTTTCAATGACCTCTTGCTCAACTTCGTCTTCATCTAATCCAAGGGCGTCCTCAAATGCCTCCATCTCGGCGTCTTGGTCTTTGGCGTCATGGATTTCGTCTTCCCGGTCCTGCATAGGTAGATTGTTGCCTGCTTGAATCGGAAGTTTTGGATTTGCCATAGATTATTTATATTTTTTGCTCGGAAGGAGTTATACCGGCAATTATGAATGGGATGGACGAATTTACTTGTCCTATTAATATTAATGCAAAAACATGACCAAAACCGCCCTATTGTGAGTATGGGTTTGAAAATTTACGTGCTGCGAGGTCATCCGAGTAGTCATAGTCACGGGCAGGAAGGAAATCTAACTGTATCCAGCCTGAGTCTCGCAGGACACGAAGCGCTTGGGATAGTGAGTCCACGTAGTCATCGTGGCCACCGGCCTCTGGAAAAGAACACACCTGACGAATGAATCTCTTGGCCCATTCCGCAAATTCACCCTTAATCTTGGCATCCTCTGGTATGTAGACCTTACCCTTGGCAACTAGGGGTGCTACAATGTTCAGACGTTGTACCTTATCAGCACGGCCGGGATTGTAGCCCCTTACAGGCACCCCAGAGCCCTGCAGTTCCTGGATGAGGGATATACCTGCGCTCTTGTCTTCCATGAGTATCAGGTCAGCTTTACGGCCCTTAGCGAAGGTGTTATCAGATCCGTACACAACCTCTTTGAAGTCATCAATTACTTTACGTCGTAGTTGTGGGTACGCAAGGTGTTGGTCCCATGCGTCCAGTAAAATAATAGATGTCCCCTTATCTTCCTGTTCAAATATTCCCCACACTGTGCATGCGGTGGGGTCGTTCATTGTCTTTTCTGATGTTGCTGGGTCATAGGAGGCAATGACGTACTCTAGCTCGGGGGTTGGCTTGTTGGCTGGCCACATTTTAAACATCTTACGTTTAATGATGCCGGTCGCCTCGGGGTCAAGGATTTGTCCATAGATCTCCTGCCTTCCAATGTCTGTGCCCTCATACGTCTCTAGCTGCTTGAAAAACGTCTCAGAGAGGTTGTCCCGGTTGTCGTATGATGAGGCATTGACGACGTAGACATCCCCTCCGACCTTACCCTCGTTGAGGTCAACGATGAGCTCTTTAGGTTTTGGGGTGGTGGTAATAATTTGCTGCACCCTGGGGATTCTGGGGTCTTTGAGTCGGAGGGTAAACTGGACGCCGTCGTAGGCTTGGTCAAGGTAGTCAAAGGCGCAGAGCTCGTCAAACCAGGCGCCATGGAACTGCTTGCCGCGGTAGCGCTCCGGCTCGGAGGCGGGGATGCCTTGAATGATGGATCCGTTGGTGAGGGTGATCTCAAACAGGGACTTGTTGTAGTCTTTGATGAGGCTGGCGGGGATGATGTTGAGGAGTCCTGAGTCTCCCTCGAAGCAGGTAGCCCGAATATCATTTGAAGTGGGTGCCGTGACAAGCCAGCGGGTTCCGCTGTACTTCCAAGCACGAATACCAATCCAATGACTAGCAGTGTGCGTCTTGCCTGATCCCCGGCCAGCAAGCATAAGGAATGTATCATACTCTCCATCTTCTGGTTCTTTTTGGTGGGGTAGTGCCTGTAGGCTCCATTTGACTTGCCACAGTGTGGAATCAAGTTGTTGTTTGGGCCAGTGTTTATGTGACTCTGCGAATTTACTTAACGTAACTTCTTGTTTTTGTGTTAAAGACATGCAATAAAGCCCTCTCCGGCTAAGAAGCTCTTATCAGCCCCCTCGGTTTCTATATGAACACACAGCTGTGGCTCAATTTGTTTAATGTTCGCAATGTAACGCCTGGCTTGATGGACTTTGATCTTTGGTGATACCTGGTGGTCCATGAGCTGCAGACGGCTACGAAATGAGAATATGTACTCGTTGTTATCTTCCCTGTAGTACATTGTTGTTTTAATTCCAAGGGATTCTACAAGTCCCTGTATTTGCCGTATAAGTTGATAACTTTTTAGGGTAATGGTGAACCTATCGTTTTTTAAATTGTACCACCCTCTTTTGGCGTATAGTATACCAGAGAGCAGATCAATTCTTTGATCCACAGATCCTAGTAAGTAGTTATCTGGGATGCTGGTTGGTATTTTACCAATCAGCTGTATCTCAACTCTAGGCTCGGTACTATAGACCATGCGGTGGGTTTTATGACAACGCTGTTGGGTTATCAGATACCCTCGGTCTTTTAGTTTTTGGGGAATTATGTCCTTGTAGGCCTTAGGGCATCTGATATGGTTTGTGGCATTTTTGTTCATAAACCAGTATCCAAATACAAACGGGGGTACTGGTAGGTCTTGGTGCGGTAGCGCCAATGGTTTAGTAGACGGGATGGAGTATGCTAGTTCCTTGTCTTTTATTTTTAAAGATGTGCTTTGTAAAGCCTCGATACTCATAGGTCTTAATGGTCTTCGAAATTTAAAGAAGCCCTTATAGGTTTGTAACCTATTTCGGTATTTTAAGTTTTCTGTGGGAAATGCCAGGTTTTTGTCGCCTGAGATAGTCAGCCCGTCAGATAGGGTGACCCTGTAGCAATCCTGGGTGTGGTACTGCTGGACCAGTGTAACCTTAGTAGGTTTTCCGTTGTGGTCAAACAGGTAGTCACCAACCTCAATCTTGTAGGCTGGCTTCCAGTAGTTATAAGTTAAGACTTTTTCTGTTGCTAAAATCGCCATGGAAGTTTTCTCGGACCCAGTGGTCCAGCCAGGGGCCTAACGGCCCCCGAATATTATCTTGGATTTTAAATGGCAGCTTGGCTATGTTCATTATTTCCTTGGTGCAGTTTAGCCTAAACTGGATGTACTTTGCCGTCTCGTTGTCCAGTATATCCACTGGCACATCCACTGAGTCAAAGTTGTACAGGTCACATACCAGTATCCGCAAGCCTTTAAACTCACCGGCGGCGTTCTCTAACGCGCCTTGGATTTGGTATACATACTTATCTGTCATACTTATATTAATGCAAATAAACAGGTAAAGCGCCTTACCACAGAAAAATATAACTTGACTCTGTCCCCATTTGTCAGGGTAGTATGGGTTGCGCGCTGTTTTCCAGGTTACCCCCACCACTACGTTTATTATTTTAAAAAATTTTAAAAATGATAAAGTAAGGGGTACTACCCATACTACCCTGACAAATGACTACTTTTAGTTATATAGAAATAAGTCTATATATCATTATTCGTATATAGAATGTATTTTTCAAAAAAAAAATTTAGAAAAACGGGTTTTTGCATGGAATTATACAAAACTCATGGTCTATGGGGCCCCCGGCGGCTGGTCGGCGTACAGGACCCAAATTGGGGTATGTGGTATATAAACAACACCCCACCAAGGAAAGCATGCTTGAACGTGACACATTGGCACATAGCCCCGCGCCCTGCCGAGCAGAGTAGCCCACACAGTCTATGCACCAATGTGGTGCACTAAGTAAGTGAGTACTCACTGGGGCGCACCAATGTGGTGCATGATGTAAGTAAGCACTCACTCCACATAGCCTCGCGCCCAAACGTTTCACATTGTGGTATGTTATCTCACAATGTGAAACGCAGACCAGCGCACCAATGTGGTGCATGATGTTAGTGGCTACTAACTTAAGTGGCACTAAGGGTATGTACCTATTGACGGATAGGAGGCACGAGAAGGGCTCTGTGGGTAGAGTGGCTATGAGGTGAGGGGGTAGCCTAGGGTGTGCGCTGATCGCTTGCCTATCATATACTATAAGGGCTCACAGGTCACGCGTACGCGAGGAGGCAGACTGGTGGGTGGGCGAGTGTGGGCTATTAGTCACAACGCAATCCCGCCCACTATTTACCACATAACCCCACAGTTTAGTCAGGTATTAAATAGGTGTTGACATTCCATTCCAAGGTCGGTATACTGTTTTACATCGGAAGTGCAGTGGCTAATCCACTCAAGAGGCGACTAAGTACCAACCTCTCTAATCATGTGGCAGACCTAGTGCATAGATGCTAGTGAAGAGTTACCCACGGAGCTAAGCATTCTCAACAGTGGATAGATAGTAATGCTCAGAGCTCATTGATACCAGTGAGCTCGAGGCAGTACTAATACACAACCACACAGGAGCTATACCATGACAACAGCAATCAAGACAGCATTGTCCTACGCACATCTAATGACCATCTTAGAAGTACTTAAGGCAGAACGCAGGGTGCAGGCACACGCAACATACACCCACGATGCAATAGTCAAGAGCGCACTCAAGGGCAACCCTGAGCGCCTCGAGTACTTGGTAGATCAACAGCAAGCAAACTATGATCTAAAACAGAAGTTAGATTATGCGTTCTACGCAGTAGAGCAGATGGTCAGAGAGTTTGAGTAAGCAGGTCGAAACCACGGAGACGTGGTCTCAGCGTAATGCGCTGACTGATGAGACCAATACATAGGAGCCCTAACATGTCATTCAAATTCAAAGTGCAAGAGTATGTTATAAACGGCTGGATTACTGTTAACGTTGTTGCCAGTGAGTTCAAGGCTAACAGGCTGATAGCTCAACACTCGCAGGACTTCCCAGCCAGCCAGTTTAGAATTTTCCAAGGCTAACAGGTCGAAACCACTTGACGTGGTCTATACTTTTCGAGTATACTGATGAGACCAAACAACAGGAGCATATATGTACACACTCAACATCGGATTAAACAATCCATTCATTGGCAACACTAACAGTGTCGATAAGACACTCGAGGTCGCGCTGGTATTTGTGCAGGACATTGTCAACCTGCGCGTCTCTTATGATGGGGACGAGCCTACAGTCATCATCCAGTACATCAGCCACAAGGGGTCGCTGGACGTGCTGGCGACGGCACTGGATCAGGACTGCGTGGCAGTATTCGACCACGAGCTCGGTAAGGGCTCGCTGATCGGCGACAAGGCAGAGCAGTGGGGCGAGTTTAACCCTGAGTACTTTCAATTTATCTAGGAGGCAGTATGAGATCACTTAATTCAATATGCAGGGCACGCGACGAGGCGCGCTATGTATCACGCACTTGGGGACGCACCCCAACAACGCCCGATGTATCATACCCAATCCAGTACACTAAGCCAGTGCAGTCACCTGATGACATCATCGGGGTGTGCAAACCAAACCCAAACACACTGAGCGGTATGGGCATCGTGTACATGACACGTCGCCAGTACGAAGAGGAGAAGGCATAATGACTAAGAGATACGAGGTACAACACTACACGCTATGCGACGGATGGATCAATACGTGGTCAGACTATGACGAGGACGGCAACGAGACACCTAGCACGTACGATAGCTTTGAGGATGCGCTAAACGAGCTCGATAGCTTCTTGGATGACGAGCAGGAGGCATTCAAGGAGGGCAACATTGAAAGCCCATACGACAGAGAAGAGTTTAGAATAGTGGAGATAACAAAATGACAACATACACAATCAAAATCGAGGTACGGCTGGACGACGACGGCTACTTGCTTAAGTCACCATGGATATACGAGGCTATCCAAGAGCAGTTACAGGACGGCGAGGCAATTCTTGAGTACGACGTGACACACCAAGTAGAGGAGACAGAATAATGGGTGCACTGTACGACTTACTACTAGCAGACCAGTACCGCACGACCATCTACGCGCATGATGAGGACGACGCGTGGGAGATCGCCAATAGGTGGTACAATAACCCCGAGCAGGCACGAATTCAATTACATGAGGAGAATTAACATGAAGAAAACATATCATAATTTTGTACGATACTTTTTAGATAATGAATGGCACACAAAACAAGTCCCGACTTATGCCAACGCTAAAATATTTTGTAAATTTCACGAACAAAAACACGGCACACTATCATGCCGTATTGTAAGAGAGGAGGCAGTATGACATCATTCACAATCAAAGACATCAACAACATCGAGACAGACGACAGTGTGGACGAGGGGGAGTACTACACATCCATCCAGCGCGCCATTAACTCGGGCATGTGGGGATTACAGGGATCATATGGTCGCACCATGATGCAGGCTATCAGTGACGGCAAGTGCCTCTTAGGACTCAAAGACGCCAAGGACGCATACGGCAACACCATCCCATCGCGCCTGCACGTCAAGGAGGGCACCAAGGGCTCTTGGGAGTATGTCAAGGAGCGAAGTGGTAAGGACTGGGCAACCAACATGGCGGGAGTGAAATAATGACTACGTATTATTTTGGTGACATCGAGTTTGGTCGGTTTAGCATAGAGGGCAGTAAGGACTCTAGCCCACTGGCCATCATTCACAACATCAACGAGGCGAAGGACTTTGATACCCCACAAGAGGCGTGGGACTATTGGACAGGCAGTGGCAGTGAGTCTTACGTATCACTTGACGCGGTGGACGAAGATAATGTACAATACATACTTACATTCAAACAACATAGGGGGTGAAATAATGTACAGACATCCATTGATTCATAAACCACGCTCACCCAAGTTATGGGAGGAGGAGTGGGATCCAACCGAACTGGACTTTATTAACAATGACGAAGCAACCATCCCCGACACTAACATCCTCAGCATGAAGAGGATTGTAGTAAGGCGCATGATCCGTGATTGTCTCAATCCGTTAGAGCGCAGGGTCATTGAGGCGTTTATGGCAGGTCAGACGCATACCACGATAGGGGTGACTGAAAAACACTGGAGATATTGGCTCGGAAATGCACTAGAAACAATGCGTGAAAAACTTGTTGACACACCGCATCAACTTAAAGTAAAATATGATTTTAATAGGAGAAATTATGAACAACATCATTGACCAGTACGGCATCATCAACCAGCAGATCAACGAGCTGGAGATCATCAAGAGCAAGCTAAAGGCAGAGCTCATTGCCCGAGGCGTGGGTGAGTACCAAGGCGAGTCGTTCTTTGCCGAGGTGCAGGAGTACGACCGCGAGAACATCAGCGCGCCACTGGTGCGTAAGTTATCGGACGAGCAGTTTGTGCGCTCGGTGACCACCATCCAACACATCAAGGCAGTAATCGTTAAACCACTGGAGGTATAATGAATACAAATAAATTTGTGGTTTTTATTAAAGCATTTAACGAAAGATTCCAAGGTGTTAGACCAACACAAAAGCAGTGGGATATTGTCATTCAGATACTAAAAGATGTACCAACAGAGAGGCTATCAAAATGCACGGACTAAACACCATCAAGAGACTCAACAAGACAGAGCAGGACTTTATTGATCACATCCTATCAACCCCCGTGCCGGACGTAAACCTACTGGACGTGTGGACTAAATGGAAACAGGAGCAACGAGCCAATGAGCCAGTATCGCTACCTGTTAATTGACGAGTTTGGGGGTGCCTGCCGGAAGTTTGTATCTAAGCTGGAGGCTACCCCCTACCTAACCAGTGGCATGGTCTTAAAGGCACTGCCACGCCAGCCCAAAGCCAATCCATACGAGATGGCTACACTACTACTTAAAGAGGCACTAATTTGAAGATATTTGGATTCTTAATGATTATATTCGCGTGGGCGGAGCTCGATAAGGGCTTTCAATTCTCAGAGCTCATTTGGCTTATCTTGGGTATTGCCATTGTAATGTACGAGGAGATACTGGCGCGTGTTGAGATTTTGTTTAGGAGAAACCACAATGAGTGACAACAACGACATCAAGTCAGACTACCTGCAAGAGCTCTTACGCATGGATATCTCTAAGCTACCAATGGAGTACGAGCACGAGCTAGGGCGTCGTATCGCCAAGGGTGACGAGGAGGCGTTCAACGAGCTTGTGACACATAACCTCAGACTGGTGCCGTACATGGTATCCTCCAAGATGACGGCGTGGCACCATGGCAAGACACCGCTCGAGGACTTGATTGGTATGGGCAACGAGGCGCTACTATTAGCGGCACGTAGCTGGAAACCAACCAAGAGCGTACGATTCTCTAGCTATGCTTGCGCGTTTATCAGGCGCTTTGTACTGCGCGAGCTTAACAATACCTCAAACATCATCCGACTGCCGGTCAATATCATGCTGAACATCAAGAAGATGAAGTACGAGGAGCGTGTACTATCCCAGCTATTAGGGCGCGAGCCAACAGTGACAGAGCTATCTGCCATACTTGATATTAGCGTATCGAGGGTGCACCAACTTAGGGGTTATATCAGCCGTGAGCCAGTATCATTGGACTCACTCGAAAATGAGAAGTTCTTAGAAGAAAATGAGGAATGAATGCTACAACTATCAACGGAGCAGACCAAGGCATACAATCGCTTCATTCGAGCACGCAACCGGATCAATGGAACACCATGGGTACGGCAGGCGGACGTGGTGTGTACAGTCGACATCGAGGGCATGAACCACCCCCTGTTTGAGCCCAACGATGAGTTCTTAGAGTACAAGGAGTCCTCACTGGCGTGGTGGGCAGTAGAGCCACGATACCGAGACGAGGAGCGTATGCGCTCCAGTCGTGGTGATTATGGATCACCCGATAGCTGGGACGAGAAGCAACTAACCAAGGAGCAACTATGAAACAAGAAGTAATACCAACCGATATCTACCAAGATGGTGACCTTATTGGCATCGAGTTTAACAATTTAGAGGGTGAGTTTGTCTTATTTGCAGAGTGGGACGAAAACGATGAGCAAACGAGCGAGAACCGAGAGGCATTTAGAAAATGGGCGTACAACTTCCTAAACAACAATCTAGACTATCAGGTGAAACTATGAACCAAGACCCATGGGATAAGTACATTAAGTGGGTGCTACTATTTGCCGCACTATACTTCTTAGGACACATTGCCTACGCATTGGCTGATACAGTACAGACCCCCGATGGTCAAATCCATACCTGCTTTTGGACTACCATTGGGACGTACGTCTGCATCTAACTTTATTTTAATCCATTGGGGCGGGAATTTCAATTGTACTAGTAGTACGGGTAGTATGGGTATAAACGCACTTTACCCACCACTACGTTTTTATTTTTTTTAAAAATATTAAAAATGATAAAGTAAGGGGTACTACTAGTACTACTGGTACAAATAATTTTTAAGTGCTTGATTATATTGAATGTCAATGAGAATGATTCTTATTTAATTTGTATGGGTAGTATGGATGCAGTGCAACATAAACCAAATTTTGGCAATATTTCACATTATGAAACCACAAATACACTAGTTTTTGCATTTATATAGGTAAGAAGAAAGGAATTATGAAACCAACAACATTACCCGTTTTGACACAGAACATACCGGCTACCCTCAAAAAAGTACCCCGCTGGGTGGTGTGGTCATTCGTGGAGGTTGGTGAGGGAGATAACAAACGATGGTCTAAGATGCCGTTGCAGACCAATGGCAGACCCGCCTCCTCCACCAATCCGGAGACATGGACAGACTTCTTGACAGTAGAGGACGCCTACTCAACAGACAAATTCTCTGGTATTGGGTTTGTGTTCAGCAAGGACGATGACTTAGTGGGTATTGACCTTGATGATTGCTATGATTACACCACCGAGGGATTCACCAATCCAGCAATGCAGGACCTATCCAGCACAGTGGACGGGTACATGGAGATTAGCCCCAGTGGTACCGGAGTAAAGATATTTACCCGCTCCAGACTGTTCGCGTCCCATGCGGATCACTCCATTGGGTTTGAGGCATACTCAACCGGACGATTCTTTACTGTCACTGGGCACCATCTATCAGGCACTATCCCAACCGAGGCGCAGGACCTCACCAGTGTAATCCCAGCACGTACACTGAGGCATACAGGTGACGCCTTCGGTGATTACGTGGCGCCACTGGAGGACTGGGACATTGGGTGCGTAGAGTCCGAGATACTATCTAAGCTAGACCCGAACTGTGGGTACCATGAGTGGCTTAAGGTCGGCGCCATACTACACCACCAATTTCAGGGTGATGTGGAGGCATGCGAGGCATGGGACAGATGGAGCTCACTGGGCTCCTCCTACACCTCAACTGGGGACTACTCATGCGAGAACAAGTGGAGGACGTTCAAGGGCTCGGGGGCTACCCTGCGATCACTGATATTCCAAGTAAACCAACAGGTGCGCACCGAGGCACTACAACGAGGTGAGATTATCCTAGACGCGGGCACCATGAACCACGCACGCACGTTCTTGGATAACTACTACTCCTCAGAGGAGGGCTACAAGCTGGTGCACTACGCGGACGACTTCTTTATCCATGTAGGTACACACTATGAGATAGTAGAATCGGCCACAATTCGTTCGCAAGTGTATTCATTCTTAGATAAGTGCAAGAAATCTGGTAAGCAGGGATCTTTAATACCATTTAATCCAGCACCGGCCAGTGTATCGGGCGCGTTAGATGCAATACAGGCACTTGTACACCTACCAAACCATCCGAACACCAAGCCACCGATTTGGTTACTTGGGTATTCTAGCACAAAACCGGAAGCATCAAAGCTAGTTAGTTTACAGAATGGACTGTTTCATTTAGAGGATAGTATTTTAATACCGCATTCATTGGGATTCTTTACTCAAAACTCTTTACCATTTGAGTATTCACCCGCGGCAGAATGTCCTACATGGGAGGCATTTTTGAAGTCTGTGTGGCCAGATGATTTAGAATCTATTGATTGCTTACAGGAAATGTTTGGATATATTCTATCGGGGGACACAAAGCAACAAAAATTCTTTAATATTGTTGGAGCTAGACGTGCGGGTAAGGGAACTATTAATAAAGTGCTCGTAGCTTTATTGGGTCAGCATAATACAGTAGCTCCTGAATTATCTGAATTATGTGATACTTTCGGTTTGCAACCTTGGATATCCAAGCTATTAGCATCATTTACCGATGCAAGGGCACCATCAAGAAATGGATCTGCCGTAGTATCTCAACTACTGCGAATCGTTGGTGGTGATACAGTAACAGTAAACCGAAAAAACAAGGAGGCTTGGTCTGGTTACTTGCCAACTCGAATTGTAATTTATTCCAATGAGGTGCTTCAGCTAACAGAAAACTCAAACGCACTGACTGGTCGGATGATTGTATTTAAAATGAACAAGTCTTTTTACGGGAAGGAAGATACAGAGTTATCAAGTAAGTTAGATAAGGAACTATCAGGAATCTTTAATTGGGCCATGGAGGGGCTGAGAAGACGGATATCTAGAGGTGGTTATTTTATACAACCAACATCTGGAAAAGAGTACTTAGAATTAATGTCTGAAATTGGAAATCCAATAGGTTCGTTCATTGATGATGCGTTAGTAGTCGATCCGATGGGTAGTGTTGCAAAAGACGATGTGTTTACATGCTACAAACGTTGGGCTTTGCACAGAAGTTTACCGCCAGGAACAGAATTAGCATTTAAACGCAGATTTTTAGCAGCAATTCAAGAGCATGCAGTAACTTCGGATCTTCTTAGAGAAAAAGGAGAGCGGGTTCACATATATGTCGGTATTAAGTTATCAGAAAAAGCGATGAAGTATGTAGAGTCCATTGAATCTTTTGATAATGGGGCATTTTAAAGTGATATTTTGCATTAATATAGATAGAGAAGGCGAAAAGGGTTGCAACCCCTGTCATGCCAGTAACATGACTAGCCCCTCTAATATCTATTACTTTACTGGAGTATCAAAATGAAACGAATCAATTCCAACACAGGTTTACCTTTTAAGCGCGGAGACATACGCGAAGAAGACGGCTTTGTATTTTTAAGCTATGTTTCCTCATCTTGCAAAACTAAGTTTTTATTAGAAAGATGGTTTTCGCCTGAAGATTTTAAGCTGCAAATAAATCAGCTAAAACTTTGGGGTGAAAAAGATCATAAAATAAGGCGAAATAATTTTACAAGTAGAGCCAAAATGCTTTTACAGGGTGCAAAAACAAGAGCAAAAAAATCAAAATCATTATGCACAATAGATAGCCAATGGATAGAAGAAAGACTGGAAAAAGGATTGTGCGAATTAACTAATATACCTTTTGAATTAGAAAGCGTTACGGAATACACAACCAATCCTTATGGCCCATCTATTGATAGAATAGACCCAAAAAACAGAAATTATACAAAAGATAATTGCCGAATAATTTTGTCTTTTGCAAATAGGGCTTTAAATGAATGCACACAAGAACAAGCATTGCCCATATTAGAAGCAATGGTAAAAGGTATTAAAAAATGAAACACTTTAACCGGCGCAAGTTTATTAAGCGCAACGACTTCACCTCCGTGTTTGGGGGGTTTGGTCGGCGTAGGACACTTGTTACTAGACAAAAATCAATTAGTCTAGTACTGCGCTTTAAGATGCAGCAAATCCGTAGGGCGCATCAAGGCCACCGCAACAAGACATTCGGCATGATACAAGCGCTACGCATTCGCCGTGTATACGGCAGACGTAAATCAACAGCACTGTTTAGGAGATAGCATGACAAAGCACGACGGAGGTAAGGGTGACAAACAAATTACCCCACAAAACAAAGAGCAGTTCAACGCACAGTGGGACGCAATCTTTAAGAAGGAGCCTAAGTTATTAGCCAACCGCATCATCACACCGGATGGCACAGTGATGCAGAGCTACAACAGACACGACTACAAGACCTACGTAGACGCCAATGGTAAGGAGTACATGATAGACGGGGGGCTAGATTACCAGCGCACCAACGTGCACGATGACGCGCCACACACAGATGCCTGCGTGTACGACACAGACCCACACGAAAAGATCCGTACTGATTTTCACTGGGGTTGTCGTGGCAAGGATGGCAGATCACCACTGGAATACCGCCCAGTGTGCTCGCTGTCTAACATGCACATCCACAACATCCGCATGACGCAGACCCACATCCCTGAGCACATAGCCAAGGTGTTTACCGACGAGGAAATTTACCGCCGAGATAATGGTATTATGGTGGAGGATGGTGAATGAACATACGATTTTATAAGGCTCCGTGGTTTAAAGGCGAGCCATTACAGTGGAACTCAGTGCGCTTTAATGGTGGCGATTTATACTATGTTTATAGATTCGGGCCAATACTTTTACAGGTGAGAAAATGAACGCAAATGAACTAGCTGATTTAAAGGAGTTTGAAAAGATGCTTTCTGTTGGGTATTTACCAGCAGTTAAACAAGCTATTGAAATGCTATGCCAGCAACAAGCTAAAATAGAAGCATTGAAACAGGTACTACAGTCTATTGCCAACGAGCACGTTGAGCTTAGCCATGACAAGATTAAGTGGCAGTGCGATGACCATATTAGGTGGGCTAAGGAGGCGCTGAAATGAACGCAAATGAACTAGCTGATGAATTAGATAAATCTAGACAAAAACCCTATACATCTGAGCATTTAGTTGGTAAAGCCGCCAATATGTTGCGCCAATTTGGGCTTGCAGAAAGCATTGTTAAACAGCAAGCACTTGATATAGAAGAATGGAAACGCAAGTACAAAGATATGCACAACTTGGCAACACAGGCAATGAGCAAAGTACATCAATTAGAAAAAGAAGCACAAGAGAAATGAACTTTATAAACTGGGTATTTGATGGCAGTTTTAAATGGTGGTTACTTGGTGCGGTTATTGTTTATATCATTGCTAGATTTAGTTAAGGAAGCCACAAAAAAAATGAATATAAAACCAGTAGGACATTTTTACCCCGAAGGTGAAGGTGCAACAGTCTACGACATTAAGTTTGCGTGGAAAGTTACAGGAACAACAGAGCCTATTCCACTCTACACCCATCCAGCAAAGACACTAACAGATGAGGAAATACTTAAATGTTGGAATGAAACGCATCCAGCGGTTGTTATGCTAAATGCTGAGTTACCTTTATTTGCTAGAGCAATACTAAGAAAGGCACAAGAGAAATGAGTGGAATAGACATGATTAGCTACGACATTGCTTTTGCATTGGGTTATTTTTGTCATGTGTTTGTAAGTTATGCAATGAGAAAGGCACAAGAGAAATGATTGATTTGAGATGGTTAGAAACCAAAGATGGAAAAGTTTTGCAGTACAGGGAAAGACCAGACACTACATATTGCTGGACTGAATGGGAAACAATACCTACGGTAAAGGCACAAGAGAAATGAAATTAACTACTGAAGAAATACACAATATTTATTTACATCAAGGCGGTATAGCGGAAGGTTTATTAAGAGCAGGTTCTGATGCAGACTTTCCTGTGATGTTTGCAGAGGCAATCATAGAATTTTATGAGCTAAGAAAGGCACAAGAGAAATGAACAATGAACCAGTAGCGTATGGCAAATACATTGAAACCGCAAAAATGTGGCTTGTTGTTGAATTAAATGAAGATATGCCTAACGGCTATATTCCACTCTATACCCACCCAGCAAAAGAACTACACCTATCACTTCAAAAAAGTAAAGAAACAGGTGAACTATTAGCCGTTACTTATACAGATGACGAACATAGGATTGTTGAAGTGTTATGGAAAAAACCACCAGCAAAGACACTAACAGATGAGGAAATAGGCGACTTTACACACCGCATGGTTTTGTGTTGTCAGGTTCACCCAAGTTCGGCAGACATCAATGTTCTTGGACTTAAGTTTATTGTTGAGGACATACTAAGAAAGGCACAAGAGAAATGAACGCATTTGAGGAATACTGTTTTGGCAACGACTACATACTGCGGTTTTATCGTGTTGACCACGGTCTAATATGCACAATCAATGAAAGCATGGTAGCTGAACTGCGTGCGGTAGAGGCAAAGATAAACCAGCAACAAGCCGAAATAGAGGCGTTGAAAAGACCTAACAACGTAGTAGGTGTACCATGTGATGAGCTAAAGAAGATGCAGGACCGACTTGCACACCTAGAAAAGATGATTGTCTGGTATCAAGACATTACCATGACAGGCAGTAACTCAACAGATTATGAGAACGGCTTCTGGGACGCAGTAGATTTTGTTAAATGGCACCAAGTAAAGGATAAAAATTAATGACCACCTTCACCACACAAGACCGGCAAGATGCACAACGCACCCCGTTGACGTTAGAGGAAATGATGGCCTTATGGGCGCCTTTTTATGGAACAATAGGCAATTATGGCTTTAAGCATTGCATCATGGCGTTCGCCCGCGCCATCGAACGTGCCCACGGAATAGGAGAATAGACTATGATAGCATTTTTAGGTGGGTTTGCCACTGTGGAAGAGGCAGAGAAAAATCTTGAAACGTATAAGCATAAAGATAAATATACAATAGGATCAGTATTAGTTAAAGGTACAGAAAAATATATTGCGCACTTTGTCATACCCAACAAAGCGGTCGATGTAATAATGGCCTTCGATGAAAACGAGCCCACGGAATAGGAGAATAGATTATGGATTGTAATTGCAAAAAATTAAAGCCGTTGACAGCAGATGAGATAACACTACTTGTTGATAAAATCGTCAACCCAGATGGATGCGATATCTTTACATTGATTAGGGCCATCGAACGCGCCCACGGAATAGGAGAATAGGATGAACGAGCAAGACGCAGTACAACTTTACAACCATGTTATGCACAACGCGCTGATCTACGGCCAAGGCTTTTTGCGCTTTACAGCAGATGGCAAGTGTGAGGTAATAGATCCTAAACAATACAAAGAGCTGGCCGAGGCATTACTATGGGCAGAAGAAAATCAGGTTAAGCTATGAGCTTCACCATCATCCAGTCCGACGGGCTCAAAGTCATCCAGTGGTTCCAAACCGCAGACGAGCTTATTGCCAGCATGCTGGCCAACCCTAACGACACATATTGGAGAAATGTATGAAATCACAACCAAAACCCGAAGGACAGCCAGTGGTGTTTGATATTGGGGATTTAAACCTTGATAACTATCCAATTATGAAAGCTAAATCTGAAAGCATTGACTACACATACGTTGAGCGTCGTGTGCCTGAAGAATTAGAAGACGAGGCGCATGAACTGATTGACAACTGGCTGAAATCAAAAGGCTATGATCCGGAGGAGATATGAATACTAAACTCTACGTGTGGTGGGTCAGGTTGCAGGCAAACCACATGCCATGGACCAAGCTGTACAAGTACCGAGTGCGTGAGTGGGATAATATGCAAAGAACACAAAATTATCTCAACAGCTACTGGGCAAGCGGGCACAAAGGGAATTTAAACAGGGCAGAGTATGAAGAAAGAATTAAAAAGGCAATGGAGGAATACAGTAAATGATTGACTACGTCATCGGCATCATCATCGGCTTTACTGCCTGCCTTGTACTTAGGCCACAGGGTAAAGACGAACAAGAACAGCAACGCATATACGAAGAGCGATATGAGAAGTACCAAGAAGAGATTAAGTACTACAAGGAGCTATGTCAGTGGCACGTACAACAAAAGGAAAAGAGATGACTAAAAAAGTTAAAGTAATTGAGCCAGCAATTAAAGAGAAGTCCGGCAAGGTAGTCAAGGGCACACCATCACAGAGCCACGACGACATCATCAAAAAGGCCGGCAAGGGCGCCAAGGGAGCCAAGCATGACTTTGTACTATCCACAGGTGAAGTTGTCGGTCGCACAAAGGCCGCCAAGGTGGCCAAGTCGGCCGGTGAGGTAAAGGACCCAGGCAAAAAACTACACTCACATGAACTACGTAAAGGACTAAAGAAATGACAAAGCCCTATTTATCAGATACAAACGACATCCAGTTCACAATGACCTACGTCAGTGAGAATGATGACGGCTCCGCAAATTACAACCTTGACCTCAATGAATTCACAACCAGTAAGCTCGTTGAGATTGGTGTTATTGCACTCCTAAAGCAACACATTGAGCAGGAAAAAACACCAAAAGATTCCTACACAAAACGCATGCTAAATATATTAAGGGGAAATAGATGACCAAGAAGATGCCGGTGGTATTTGTGGAGGGTTGGGCCGATGAGTTGGACCTAGGTGAGGAGGAGTACATGGAGCTCGTGCGTGGCATTACGCAGCTTGTTGAGACAGGTGAAATCTTTGAGGAGTCTGTCTCAGTCGATGACCTTGATGACGAGGAGCGAGAAGAGATCCTGGCCCAACTAAACAAGCCAAAGAACACGAGACACTAATGGCCATCAAAAATAAAAAGTATAACTACTACAAGCTCAACGTCGGATTCTTTCCAGACATCGTTAAGCTATGCTTTGACAATACTGTCTTTCAACAGATACTAAAGGATCACGATGTTACCCTTAAAGCTAACGCGCTGGATTGTGGAATTGCTGAGACGCACCTCATTGGCGACGGAAAAGATGCTATCATTATTTTGGTTTTTGATATGTCTCTTGTTAACGATAACCTTAGCGAGCTGGTTGATACGATTGCTCACGAAGTTAGTCACGCTGTGGATCATCTGGCCGAGCATATAGGTGAAGAGGATAACTTTGTCAATGAGACCCGGGCCTACCTATCCGGTCACTTAGCCGGCCAGATCTTTAAGATCTGTTTACATGAGAAAGAAAAACATGCTAGAAAAGCAAGTGGAAAGCTACTTAAACAAAAAAGTAAAAGAGTCAAAGGGCCTGAGCTTCAAGTGGATCAGCTCAGTGTCGGGGGTACCGGATCGTCTAGTTTTCCTAGCGGGGCAGGTGTATCTAGTGGAGCTAAAGACTTTGACTGGCAAGATATCTCCAAGGCAGACGATAGTTTTTTCCCAACTAAATGAACAGGGCTTTGAGGTACAAATCCTAAGAAGCAAGGAGCAAATTGATGATTTTATCAACAAAGCTACAACACCTTAAGGCATACCTAGGCAACGCAAGGGCCAGGTCCATTAGGGACAATGTCCCATTTAATCTCACGCTTAAGGACCTAGTAGACATTGCAACCGATGAGTGCCCCATATTTAATACACCATTTGTATGGGGTGCGTCGGGGCTGGGTAAGGGAAAGACCCGCCTCGATACCCCCCAGCTAGATAAGATACACCCCGAGATTGGGTACGTCGTTGGTAACATCGCGTTTATCAGCAGCAAGGCAAACAAGATGAAGGACAATGGGACAATGCAGGACCACTACGACATTGCAGACTGGATATGGAATCACACACATGCTAAAGAGAACACAACTACATCAGTATCAGAAGGATCTGATATCAATGGCCAAGCAGACGCCAAACGTCGGGCTCTTTTTGCCGCCAGGCTTAGGGAAGACCGCGACGACACTCACCATCATTGCGGAACAATTCACTGGGAAGACGTTAATCATCGCGCCCAAGAGGGTAGCGGAGACAGTATGGGACGCGGAGGTGAAGAAGTGGGAACATTTGTCACATCTTACGATATCCAAAATCATGGGGAGCCCCACGCAAAGGTTATCTGGATTGCAGACAGAGGCGGACGTATACCTAATAAACCTTGAAAATGTGGCATGGCTCTGTGGCCTTTCAGATAAGTTAGTGTTCACTAACTTAGTAATAGATGAGTCCTCACGATTTAAGGACCCCAGCACCAAACGATTCAAGGCACTCAAGAAGCATTTAAAGGGCTTCTCACGGCGTATTATCCTAACTGGCACACCTACCCCTCAGGGTATGCAGGATCTCTGGTCACAGGTGGGCATACTGGACCTAGGGCAACGTTTGGAGACAAGCCTTACCAAGTTTCGTGATAAGTACATGATGCCAGATCAAATGAACAGGCATACTCGCGTCGTGTACTCATGGAAGTTTAAGCCCGGGTGCGACCAAATTGTGCAGGATAAGATTTTAGATATTTGCTTCTCACTTAAGGCCGATGAGTACCTGCAATTACCGGAATGTACCTATTTATATCACAGCATATCTTTTGACCCACAGGTAAGGAAACAATACGATGAGCTTAGAAAAGACATGGTCATTGACATCAAGAAAGAAAAGATCACAGCTCCAACCGCGGCGGCACTCGCGAACAAGCTCCTTCAATTTACATCAGGCGCGGTCTATGACGAGCAGGGGGTCACGCATGAAGTCCACCGCTCTAAGCTGGAATATCTTGAGTCGATCATGGAGGAGAGCTCCTCCCCTACGCTGGTGTTCTACCACTTCAAACATTCCCTCCAAAGACTACGGCTTCAGTTTCCACAGGGTGTGGTATTGGATGACGACAACATTGAGGCATGGCGTCGAGGAGAGATCCGCATGCTATTTGCACACCCGCAATCCGGAGGCATTGGGCTCAATCTTCAGTGCAACGTTGGTGATACAGCGCAGACAGTCTGGTTTGATCTTCCATGGAGCTCAGAGAACTACATCCAGGCAAACGCTAGGATCTACCGCCAAGGGCAGGAAAAACCCGTTATTATACACCACCTAACAGTGTCTAATAGTATCGACGAGCAGGTGGTCAAGGTACTGGACGGAAAAATAAATTTGCAACAGGCCCTTCTAGACACCCTGAATTTTGCATTAATATAGTATGAAAACAAAAACCAAGCATAAGATCAACGCTATTGCCCCCAGGCTTTCGGATGAGGACATTGACCCACTTGAAAAAGAGGATAGCGTTGAGCCCAACCCACCGATACTTGAGGGGTGGCTACCTTGGAACCCGGAAGATGTAAGTGATATCCGAAGAATGATATCAGATGTTTTACCAACAAAACAACAATTTGTATTAGAAGCGTTTTTAGATGGATTAAATTATGCTGACGTTGGTGTAACAGAAAAGTATTGGAGGTATCATTTCTTTAAGGGTGTTGAGTTCATTAAAAAGGAATTAAAGCTATGACTCATTTCATTGTGGAGCACAATTACAGAGGCAGTTATGTTATGGAGACAATTTGCGGTGTGGAAGATATCGACACTAGCATGTATAAAGATTTATTGGGGGTCTGGGTATGTGATAGCCAGGAAGAGCTACAGATCATGGAAAAACAACTTAAGGAGCTAAGACATGCACGATCCAGTCAACCATCCTAAGCACTATACAGAGCACCCAAGTGGCGTTGAGTGTATTCAAATCACAGAGCACATGGAGTTTAACCTTGGTAATGCACTAAAGTATATCTGGCGATGTGATCTAAAGAAGGACGCGGTAGAAGACCTACGCAAGGCGCAGTGGTACATTGGCCGGGAGATTGCAAAACGAATTAAAGTAAACAAACAAGAAGAGGAGTGTGGGAAATGAAATTAGAATTAGATAATGATTTTGCAGACGAGATTACAAGATCCAATCTAGCAGAAAGCTATGTTAGTATTTCAAGCATGATGAAAAATGGTGATGCTTGGCATGAGGATGACATTGCTTCATGGGAAGTACTACTCCCAGCAATTAAAATAGTCGGTGGTTGGTATAGCGTTAACTTTGACGCAGATATTAAAAAAGCTAAGAAGAGGATGAAATGAACCCCAAAGTAGACCTAGAATCTGCCATTATGCTGGCGTGGCAGACCAGTGAGGATATCAATTTATTGTTCAAACATTACGGCGATCACCCTGTACCAATGAGCGAAGATGATGTACTAAACGCATTACTTGGCATTAAGACCCTCCACGACATGCGCTGCGAGTCCTTAATGGATATGTATTGTCAGAAGATGGAGCTTAACCAGTACTGCACAGACCCGAAGCAGTTAGAAGCAAGATATGAAATGTTTGGAATTAAACAACCTAAGAAAGGAAGTAAAAAATGACTGATACAGTCGACGTAGCAGCAACAGAAGTAGACCCATTAGAGAGCAAAATTTTAACATTGAAGTTTAGTGTTAAAGATATTAACGCCATCTTGAATTTGTTAGGCACCTTGCCGTTTGTTCAATCTGTTGGTTTGATCAATGCCATACAGGCACAGTGCGCACCACAGGTAAATGAGGAGGCCCCAAGTGAACCTCAAGCAGCTGCTTAAACACGCAGGAATTAGCAACAATATCATCAAGGAAGTAGAGCGAAAAGCTGAGCGAACCAACGCCCAAAAGGAGCAGGAGCACCAGGAAAAAGCGCTGGCAATGACCAAGATGATGCTAAATGACGCGTTAAGGTACCGCAGGGAGCATGGCGATAAAACGCCACCCTCGGCACCTAAAAAGACTATCATTCTGCCCGGTGATTTTTAGGGCGGAATGGTGCGGTTTTTTGCATTAATATAGATAGGACTAGCTGTGAAGCTCTCCGAGCTGTAAAGAAAGCTAATGGCCCCCTGGAGCCATCATAGAATCCAGGCACCCCACAATAATTAGAAAAATTATGACCACAAAAAAACCATCACCAAATAAAAAAATGTTCACTGAGGAAATGGCTAAGACCGTTTTGGAACTCGGTAAGCAGGGCGCATCCCAAAAAACCATGTACGCCGCAATTAATATCAGTAAGGCCACCGCAGCTAAGTGGAAAAAAGAGGATCCGGAGTTTGCTGAGGTACTAGACCTAGCAACTACCTACGGGCAGGCGTTTTGGGAGATGATGCTACTAGCTAACATTGACAATAAAGCCTTTAATTCTAGAGTTGCTGAAGTGGCCTTAAAAGGACAATACCCAGACGACTACTCACAACGTATGGATATCAAGCAGGATATTAAAAAAGAAGTTGTGGTAGATTTTAACGGTGAAATAGCTGCTTTAATTAAGGCATTAAAAGAATAAATTCCGCCCTACCTAAAAAATAAATAAAAAGGCACCTCAAAAGGGTGCCTTTTTTGCATTAATATATGTACGACTAATCAGACACGAAAGACTAAATTGACAGCACATGCGCTTTTATCCGCTTCAGGCTCCAAAAGGTGGCTATCCTGCACCCCCTCGGCCAGACTTGAGGCCACACTACCAGAACAGAAACGAAATACCAAGGGGATTGATTTCTCTGCGGAAGGTACACTGGCACACTCACTTGGCGAAATACGCCTACGACTTCAATTTAATCAAATAGGACACGACGAATATGACCGCGAATACGAAATCATCAAGACGCACCCCATCTACAAAAACTACTCATCCGCTGAACGAGACGATTTCGAGGCTCACGTCGACAATTACGTTCTTTACGTACGTAGCCAAATTGGTGAGGGAGATACCCCCCTATTTGAACAGCGTGTGGACTTCAGTGACTGGGTACCTGATGGTTTTGGTACAGCCGACGTGGTTATACTTTCTAAGCACACCATTCGCGTCATCGACCTCAAGTTCGGAAAAGGCATTCCGGTACATGCGCAAGATAACCCGCAGCTACGACTTTACGCACTTGGAGCCTACTCCAAGTTCAAAGAAGAGTTCCCGGAAATCCAAGAAGTCAGTTACACGATACATCAACCCCGACTTGACAGTATCAGTACCGATGGTACCAGCATCCGTAAACTTATCGACTGGGCCGAGTACTTTGTCAAAAGCAAAGCCAAGAAAGCGTGGGGCGGTGCCGGTGAGTTCCTCCCCGGTGAGTGGTGTCAGTTCTGCCGCGCAAAAGCGCAGTGCCGCGCCCGGTCGGATTTTAACACCGAGCTCGCCCGTCAAGAGTTCAAAGCCCCGCCCCTCCTCACCGAAGAAGAAGTCAGCGAAGTCCTCGCCAAAGCTCAAGGGCTAAAGACATGGTGTAACGATGTAGAAGAGTTTGCTCTAAGTCGTGCTATTAATCAGAACATTGTTCCACCAGGGTACACACTCTCCACCACAAAGACACACCGTAAGATCTCTGACAGCGCCCTAGCGGCCGTTGTGCTAGTTGAGAGGGGTATGGACCCACAAGTTATTTGGGAGCCTCAGAAGCTCAAATCAATAGCCTCACTGGAGAAGTTGGGGCCTAAGGGGCAGGTCGCCGCGTGGTTAGGTGAGTTGATCCTACGACCAGAAGGTGAGCCAAAACTGGTACGGGCTAAGGAAGATGCTAAGGAGGATTTTGTATGATTTATGTACTTTACGCTTTATTGGTTCCAATCAATTTATTGGTGACATTGCTTGCCGTTATACTGGCGCCAGTGTTGCCATTGTTTGCAACCCCCCAATATGGTTGGTGTGGTAATCATAGCTATGAGGCAGTGGAGCCACGTTTGCCTAGTTGGTTAGGCTGGTTTATGACGCCAGATAATTCACTCAATGGTGACGCTACTTTTCAAACAATGTTTCCCCCAGGCCAATGGTGGTCACAAGTCCATTGGCTATGGCGTAATCCAGCGTATAGCTTTGGTCTTAAGTATTTAGAAACCCCCTATGAATGTAGTGTTCAAGGTGACAAGACTATTAAGGACAATGACAATGCAAAAGCAGGATGGTGTCTGGTACACGCTAATGGGCTATTTCAATTTACTCTTATTACCCCTGTTGGCTTTGCTCGTTGTATTTATATTAATTTGGGTTGGAATATCCGTGCTTTGGTCGATGATAACGTCCAACCAAAGCCTGATCCGTACCAGGCCACGTTCTCATTTTCGCCAAGATTGAGTGGTTTTAGATGAGTACATGGCTAATAGCAGCAATGGGCGCGGTATACTTCTACATAGCCTGTGAACAGTTCTGGAAGGGTAGTATAGGCACTGGTATCATGTTCCTAGGGTATGCAATTGGAAATATTGGGCTCGTAATGGTAGCTAAATAAGGAATCAATATGCAGGTTATTTGTTATGACACGGAGTTTGATGTTCCGGACCTGCTAATCGACCAGTTTATGAAGGACTTTGATGGTCTCCCTGGAGGCAAACACCGAGAGGGTGTCATGCAGATCAGGGGATCCATTGAAGAAATTTTAGACATTGTAGCAGATGACCCTGAGTTGCTGTACGAGCCTGAGTACCAGACCGACTTCATTAGGGCCCTAGCAATGAAGCAGGCACTGGGGGAGCTAGGTTTATTATATGATAGCTAGATATCTCATATTGTGAAATAAAAAGTAGGTTGTTTTTGCATTAATATGTGTATGGGTAGACAGACTGGCCCCAAATGAAGTCCAGTCTTTATGTTAAAAAGGTAATAATCATCATGGCAACAAAATCAATCAAGACCAAGTTTGTAACTGGCAAGGTTCGCTTCTCTTACGCTAACGTGTTCCAGCCAGCTGAGACACCAAACGGCGTGTTAAAGTACTCTGTATCCATCCTTATCCCTAAGTCAGACACAGAGACAGTGGCGCGCTTCAAGAAGGCATTTGAAGAGACCAAGACAGTCAACGCAGCCGTGTGGGGCGGCTCAGTACCTAAGCTCCTTAAAGGCGGACTACGTGATGGTGATGCAGAGAAAGATGACGCTGCGTACGCAGGTCACTACTTCATTAACGCATCAAGCAATGAAAAGCCAGGTATTGTAGACCAAGACCTGAACCCAATCATCGACACCAGCGAGTTCTACTCAGGTTGCTATGGCCGTGCATCCATCACTTTGTATCCGTACGATACAAGCGGCTCTAAGGGTATTGCTGCCGGCTTGAACAATGTGCAGAAGTTAGAGGATGGTGAGAAGTTTGGTGGGTCTACATCAGCAGCGTCGGACTTTGCTGTATGAAGACATTAAAGTTTAAGGCTAGTAAGTTCTTTCCGGGGGAGGACTATAATCTTCCCAGCTTTTTTGATGTTTATGGTGAAGGGACCGATAAGGAAAACTTCAACATCAACCTAGCAATTAGCACTGGAAAAGATATGGTTAATATTTATCTGGGTGACTATGACAAGGCAAACTTTAAGTTTGTACAAGAGCTACACAGTGCCTTGACAAAGACCTTGGATTACTATGAGACAATGGCCAATACAGTAGTAAAACCTGTGGAGCCTTTTCCACTTAAAAAAGCTAAGGGCGTATTAAAAAGTACAGAAACAAAGATTAAGAAGTAAATTGCCTTTGTAGTATCGTAATACAGGGAGTGTCCATGGAAACCGTGGCCTCCCTTTTTCATCAACTCATAACAATAAAAGACACCATGGATCAATACCAAGAATATATCGGAATGAGCAGATACGCTCGTTATCAAGACGATAAAGGTCGTCGTGAAAGTTGGCCAGAGACAGTAACAAGATTTACAGATTACATCTTTAGCCGCACACCCGCGTTAAATACAAGCAACTCTGATTTAAACCCGTTGTATCATAATTTAAGAGATCAACTTTATGATGCTATTGTTAACCTTGAATTGATGCCGTCCATGCGCGCCATGATGACTGCAGGAAAGAGTGCTGATCGTGATAACACATGTGTATATAATTGTTCGTACTTACCTGTTGACGATGTTAAGTCGTTTGATGAGGCGATGTTTATTCTGCTCTGCGGAACGGGCGTCGGCTTTAGCGTTGAATCTAAATACATTAATAAACTGCCAGAAGTGCCAGAGAAGTTATTTGATAGCGGGGGAACAATCGACGTCCACGACTCTAAGGAAGGATGGGCCAAGTCATTGCGTCTTCTTCTCGCACACCTCTGGGCCGGGGAAATTCCCAAGTGGGACGTATCAGCCGTTAGACCTGCCGGAGCACGACTCAAAACATTTGGCGGAAGAGCTTCTGGGCCGCAACCATTAGTAGACCTGTTTGAGTTTACTGTAGCAACATTTAAGAACGCTAAGGGTCGTAAGCTGCATTCGTTGGAGTGCCATGATCTGATGTGTAAAATTGGTGAGGTGGTAGTGGTTGGTGGTGTTCGCCGATCAGCTATGATTTCACTTTCCGACCTGGACGATGAAAGGATTCGACATGCTAAAGCAGGACCTTGGTGGGATACCGCGCCGCACCGCGCCCTCGCTAATAATTCGGCCGTCTACAATGAGACGCCGACTGTTGGAAAATTCATGGAGGAGTGGTTATCATTGTACAATTCGCACTCAGGGGAACGCGGCATTTTCAATAGAGAAGCAGCGCGCAAAACGGTGGAAAAGTACGGCAACCGTGACCCCAATTATGAATGGGGTACGAATCCGTGCTCAGAAATCGTATTACGCCCTTATCAATTTTGTAACCTCTCTGAGTGTGTGGTAAGACATGACGACGATAGAGAAACATTGTTGCGCAAGGTGCGCCTCGCCACTATCTTGGGTACCATCCAGTCTACCTTCACAAAGTTCCCCTATCTGCGCAAGGTGTGGCAGAGAAATACTGAAGAAGAGCGGTTACTGGGTGTTTCCCTCACTGGAATCTATGATAACCCCCTTCTCACAACCCAAGGACCAGAGCTAAATGAACTACTTACAGAACTTAGAGAATGCGCTCGAGCAACAAATAAAGAATGGGCCACTGCTCTTGGAATCCCTGTCAGCGCTGCTATCACATGCGTCAAGCCAAGTGGAACAGTATCCCAGCTTACTGATTCGGCGAGCGGCATCCACCCTCGCCATGCTAAATTCTATATCAGAAGAGTGCGAGGAGATTCTAAAGATCCTCTCACCCAGTTCCTCATTGAACAAGGAATTCCAAACGAGCCCTGCGTTTACAAGCCAACCCAAACTACCGTCTTCAGTTTTGCTCAGAGAGCACCTGACGGACTTACCAGAGACGACGTTACTCCGATCCAGCATCTTGAGCTCTGGCTTACCTATCAGCGATATTGGTGTGAGCACAAACCCTCTGTTACGATCTCGGTTGCAGAAGGAGACTGGCCCGAAGTCGGAGCCTGGACATGGAAAAACTTCGACGAAATCAGTGGAGTTAGCTACCTCCCCTACGACGGCGGAACCTATCGACAAGCTCCCTACGAAGAGTGCACCGAAGAAGAGTACGAAGCCCTCAAAGCCAGTATCCCAGTAATTGACTGGCTAGATTTAAAGGAAAACACAGACAACGTAGAGGGCGTTCAAACCCTAGCATGCAGTGCTGGAGTTTGTGAGATTTAAAACTATTTTACATGGTGGTGAGTTGGAGGGGCGAAAGTCCCTCCTTTTTTGCATTAATATGTATAGAATAGAAGTTTCCGCTGATACGTCAGCTTTATCCTTAGGAGTGTGCGTTATGAAACAATGTCAATCGTGCGGTGAAAACTTCACATCAAAGCCCAAAGCCGGGCATCAAAAATACTGCTCCGTTAAATGCCGGACGCACAATTCAAACAAATCCGAACGTACTAAAATTTGGCAACAAAGTCGTAGACAAAAAGTCAATGACATTAAATTGGTTATTGGTTGTGTTCAATGCGGATATAATAAACATCCAGCAGCATTGCAATTTAACCACACAAAAGGTGAAAAACTATTTAATATTTCCCAAGATACTAAAAGAAAATGGGATGATATAATTAATGAAATTGCTAAATGCGAAGTTTTGTGCGCAAATTGCCACGCAATTCACTCTTTTGAAAACAAACACGGTTGGACAAAAAGAAAGGCTAAAAATGTTAGTTAATCTCGACTTTGAGGTTCGTAGTAAAGTAGATTTGCCAACATACGGATTAGACATTTATTCTAGTGATCCCAGCACAGAAGTAATCTGCATGGCGTACTCTATTGACGGAGGCCCTGTAAAATTATGGACACCAGACACAGCGTTGCCGATGTTTATGTTTGAAGACAAAACATGGTTTCAGGGGTGGAATGTCATGTTCGAGTGGCACATTATGAAGTATGTGCTAGGATTAGATATTAGACTGGAGCGCTGTATTGATACTATGGCGATTGCTGCAGCCAATAATGTGCCACAAAGCCTTGAAGATGCTGCTATATTTTTAGGCACTGTCGAGCAAAAAGACCCAATTGGTAAGCGTTTGATTCAAAAGCTATGTAAACCTCAAAAAGATGGAACCTTTAACAATGATCCAGTATTGTTAAAACAGATGTATGATTATTGTATGGGAGACGTACGCACAGAGATGGCCATAGGAAGCGTTTTAAGGCCCCTTACAGCCGTCGAACAGGACATCTGGACCCTTACCCAGCGGATTAACCTAAGAGGCGTTCCAGTGGATCCTAATGAGCTCCATAGCGCCGTCTTGGCTGTGGTAAGGGCTCAGGATGCCTTGGACAACGAACTCCTCGCTATGACCGGTTGTAAGCCCTCAGAGCGGGCTAAATTGCTGGCTTGGTTAAATGAGAGAGGTGCCGGTCTGAAAGATTTGACCGCAGAGACCGTTTCAGCTATGTTAGTGAGCACTAACTTAGATCCACAGATTAAGAGGGCGTTAGAACTGCGCCAAGAAGGAAGCCAGACTAGCGTGGCTAAGTACGCTAAGATGATGGAGATACAACGTGAAGGACGGATTAGGAATACACTGGTATATCATGGCGCTAGTACTGGCCGCTGGGCGAGCCGTGGCGGACTTAATTTACAGAATATCGCCAGACCAACATTGGGAACGAGTGAGACACAAGAGGGACTTATTGCAGCTGCGATACCGCGAGTATTTGTGGACGGAGTGGGCACGATGCAAGAACTCTCCTCATTGGTCAGATCGGCCATCGTGGCACCACACGGCCAAACCTTCGTTGACGTGGATTTTAGCTCAATTGAAAACCGAGTTGGCGTCTACTTGGCTGGGCAAAAAGATAAAGTGGAATTGTTCCGGAAAGGATTAGATGAGTACAAAACATTTGCAGCAGATAATCTTTATCACGTCAGTTATGACGACGTTACTAAAGATCAGCGCCAAATCGCGAAGTCAGCGGTTTTAGGGGCGATGTTTGGCCAGGGCGCTAAGGGCCTGGTGAAGTACGCCGAGGGGATGGGGGTTAAGCTGAGTGAGGCTCAAGCCAAGAACGCAGTCGATGGCTACCGCAGTTCGTATGTGAAAGTGAAGGAGCTATGGGCATTGTGCGAATCTGCCGCGATTCAAGCAGTAGAAAATCCCGGTAACCCATTTCGAGCTGGGAGTAAGATAACATTGAAGATGGCCAAGAACGCACTGTGGATGCAGTTACCATCCGGCCGCCTTATTTGTTGGCAGAGGCCACAGCTCGAGCTGCTCACCACTCCTTGGGGACAGCAAAAGGTTGGCGTCACTGTGCACAGCCAGAACACTTACACTCGGCAGTGGAGCAGGAACCAGCTTATTGGTAGTTCGTTGTTTCAAAGCGCTGTGCAGGGTACCGCACGTGATTTTTTGGCCGAGGGACTTACTAGGCTTGATAAAGCCGGTTACGAGGTGACTAACTTGATACATGATGAATACCTTTTATTAACTGATGAGAAAAATGCAGAACAGACTTTGGCTGATGTGTTAAAAATGGTAACACAACCACCAAAATGGGCTCCTGATTTTCCATTAGCCGGAGACGGCTGGGTCTCAAAAAGGTACAAAAAATAGGGCGGATTTGCCTAGTTTTTTGCATTAATATGTATAGATAGGGACAGAGTGTTCGAAAACTTTGTCTTAGCCTGAATCTAAGACTCACCTATCAACTTCAAACTACTATTCAGGAGTATCAAAATGCTTTCGCAAAAAGAAAAACAAGCAATTCGTTCCAAAAAACATCAAGACAGGTTAATGTCCACCAAAGGGGGTTGTATTAAACGTCGATTTTTTGAAACTAAATACCGCGCCAAAAAATTAAACATTCCGTTTGATCTGACATTAGAGTATTTAATTTCTATTTTTCCTGATAAATGTCCAGTGTTTAATACTGAATTATCTTGGGGTCATCAAAAAGGAAAAATACTTCAGACAAGCCCATCGTTAGATAAAATAGATCCTGAAAAAGGATATACCATCGGCAATGTGCAATGGCTTTCCAATATGGCAAATTGTATGAAACGAGATGCAACGCCAGAACAGTTGCATCAGTTTGCTAATTGGGTTAAAGCTACGGTGCTTTACTAACCGGTGTGGGGTTGAACATCAGCCCCACATCACCGGTGTGGTAGCCCTCATAGCCCGCACCTTTAATAAGGCGCTCTAGCTCGGTGGCCTTAACGGCAGGATCTACCATCTCACGACCAAAAGACATCATGTATGGATCAAGTGCACGGCTCTTAGCAATGGCATGAAATCCCTCTGGGTCCTCGGCCAGGTTGTACACACCCGATGCAGTCCCCTGATACTTTTGATTACCAAGTCCCTGCTCTGGGCGCATTGTATCCCCACCCTTGTCTACATAGAAGTAACTACGTGGTCTCAGCTCCGGCGCATCTTTAAGACGCGCTGCCTCTGCACCTTTTATGCCTGTACCGTACATACCTGGCTCTAAGCTAGTCAGTGATGGCTTGTTGCTGTAGTGCAAAAATGGCACATCCTCAGCGAACTTTAATGCCTTCTTAATTGCACCACCAACTTGATATCCTTGAATAGAACCACCCTTGGCAAACATCTCAGGTAATTGAATTAACCCGCGCGATATGTCTTTACCGGTTTCCGGATTAAAATCTGGCTCAGGGGTAACCATTGGTTTACTGCCAATTTTTTCATGCAAAGCATCAAGATATTCCTCTTGCGACCTACGAGGTAGACTCTCTCTTAAATTTGCTCTTGGCATCATTTGAACTAAGGACGATTGGTCTCCCAATTTAGCCAAAGCATCTGATCTGTTACGCCCTTCGTGCCCCGCAATGTTTGGAAAGTAACTTCCTGTCTTTTGATCTAATTGCAAATACGGAACACTTTCAAGACCACCTTGTTTAGAGTATTGACCAAGAAGATTTAAGTAATCTTGATAATCGCCCTTTGATCCATCAGGCATAGTAAATCCACCCCATTCTTTATGATGGGTTGGTAATGGAGTTGCAAACTTTTGAAAATCATTAGGAGGCATTACCATCACAGCACTAGCATTGTCGCCAGTGAATGCGCTCTTTAGCGCCTGTGGTTGAAACTTATTTTCTAGGTTGGGAACCAAATCAGCCGCACGCTCTAAACGCTTAGCAGCCCCAGAACCACCTTGTTGTTTAACAAGCTGCATCAATTCAGCCAACATGCCAACCTTACCACCAGCAGCGTGAGACTCAACAACACCACCCTCGGCCTTCATAAAGTCTGGATTAGCAGCCTCATCAGGGTTAAACTCGGCGAACTTGCCGCGTATATTTTCTGGTTTTAAGACGCCAACGTTAGGGATACCGCCTTCCATTACGTGGAAAGTATCATGTCCTGTATCTTTTAAGTGCGTTAAAAAGTCTGAGTTTTCAATTGCTG